ATGGCAGCAAAAGATTACTTTGCGTCTGCTGCAGATGATGACGCCGCACTAGGGAATTTGCAATTCACTCATGGCAGTACTGCGGGCAACATTGTTCAATTCACTTCAAGCAAGGTAGACCTAGGTGACGTGTCTTATGGAGATTCTGATGGCATTGCAATGCTGGAGATCCCTTACACCTGCGTCCCTGACTCGGCTGCAAACACTGAGTTCGATTTGATCTATACCTAAGTTGTGGACAATTACGCTACTGGAGAGCCTTTGCAGGCTCTCTTTTTTTGTGTATGCTGAACAGGCTTATCCAATTACCTAATGGCTTTTGTTCGCAAGAAAGTAAAAACTTTCAAATGGCCTGTCTTGGTCAAAGAACCAAGCGAGAACGATCCTGGTAAATTTGACACACATCAATTTATTGCGGTATTCAATCGTCTAGCCCGCTCTGTAATCGTAAAAATGGCAGACGAAGACGAAGGTACTTTGTTAAATTTAATTCTTGCTGGATGGCAAGGCATTGAGGATGAAAACGGGAAACCTCTTCCTTTTAACTCCAAAAATATTGCTGAATTAGCAGATGATCCTTATTGGATCAAAGGCGTGATTGATGCATACAGCAGTACTTACAACGAGGCTGAACTGGGAAACTAAATGACGCTGCTATTTACTGGGCGAATGGCGGCAAGAAAATAGAAGACAAGACCGAATCAGATGCTGCTGCATTCGGTCTTTCTTTGCCCAAGAAGAGGACAGATACAGTTGAGGACTTTGATGTATGGGAAGAAAATTGGGAGGCAGTAATGATGTTTTTACGTATGCAGACGCAGTGGTCAGTCTCTATGGCTGGATACGTTGGGTTGAAGTATGAGGTGCTGCTGTGTAGCGGGGGCTTATTTGACCTCTACAATGTGGAGGACCGCTGCGACGTGCTGGAGCGCCTTCAAATTTTGGAGGCAACAGCCCTTTCTGAACTGAGGAAACTCTCTAATGGCGCCGCCAGTTGAAAAGCTTTCCATTGAGCTCAAGTTTAACGACGCTGGCAGTCAGGCAGTAATTGAAAAGCTTAGGGGCAGCCTTAAGCGCTTGGAGATGGGCGCTGCAGGGGTTAAGCCTAGGATTAATGATCTGCGCAAAGAAATACTTGCTCAAGGGAGTGCAAGCGTTAAAAGTGTTGCGAATATAAATGCACAACGCAGCGCTCTGCAAGCTTTGCGCGATGAGGCAAGAATTGGTGGGGTGTCTTTTAAACAACTTACTGCTGATATCAAGAAGCTTGATGCTGAGTTAGGTAAATCGGGAGTAATGCAAGGAGGCGGAAGAGGTGGTCGCAACCAAAAAGCTCTTGCGGCTACTCAGATTGCGGGTGCTGTTGTCTCAGGCGGTATTTTTGGTGGTCCAGAGGGCGCTATTGGTGGTCTTGGTGGTGCAGCAATGGGTGGAGTAAGTGGTGCGTATGCTGGTGCGGCGATAGGCGCTCAAGTTGGGAATATTAGATCATCTATTGCAGATGCTGCTGATTATGCAGCACAAATTGGCAAACTTAAAATTGCATTAGAAGGGGTAACATCTGGACAAGATGACTACAACTCTGCCTTGCAAACAGCAAGGCAGGTTACAGCTCAGTTAAATGTCCCTCAGGAAAATGCAATTCGTGGCATAACACGGCTTACCGCGGCAGTAACTGGCGCGGGTGGTCCAGTTGGAGCTGCAGAAACTACTTTTAAAAATGTAACTGCCGCAATCAAGGCTACTGGAGGTAGTTCTGAAGACGTAAGAGGCGCCATCACTGCGATGGTACAGGTGTTCTCGAAGGGCAAGGTGAGTGCCGAAGAACTTTCAGGGCAGCTCGGCGAACGCCTCCCGGGGGCCGTGACAATGTTCGCTAAGGCGAACAAAATGACCCTGCCTGAGCTTCAGAAGAACCTGAAGGCTGGCACGGTCGGGTTAAACGAGTTGATGAAATTTATAGAACTACTTGGCGTTGAGTTTGAAGGCACTGCAAGAACAATCGCTGAATCCAACGAAGAGGCTGGAGCGCGACTTACGGTCGCGTTTGACGACATGAAAGTAGCTGTTGGAGATTCTTTGCTTGAAACTGGGGCAAACCTTCAGGATGCTTTTGCTGGCTTTATCGATGACATTACTCCAAACGTTGTAAGCAGTATAGAGTTAATTAAAAAAGCTGTTTCCGCTTTCAGCAAGGTGTTTTTACCCGCTGCTGCTGGAATCACTACTTTTATTTTACTTGTAAAGGGCGCATCTATTGTTTCTGCACTTGGCGGCATTGGATTGGCAATAGCAGCTCTCGTAGTAAAAATAAAAGTTTTATCTGCTGGATTAGCCACGGTTGGAATACTCCTAGCAACCAACCCGCTGTTTCTAGGCATTGCAGCCGTCTCAGGAATTGTTGCTGGCATTGTTGCGATAACTTCTGCAATCAACGATCAGGCTAAAGCTACAGAAAGGTTGGTGAAAGCCGGAGGAATGCAAGAGGCTACTGGTGCAGAGAAGGCAGAGGCAATTTCAACACTAAAAAAACAAATAGGAGAGCAAAATAAAATCATTAGAGATAACCCTGCAGGACGAAAAGGGCAAGGCTCAGCGGCTCAGAATACAAGAAGAAGGAATGCAATCAACGAAAAGGCAAGGCTCGAACGAGACCTTAATTTTGTTACGCGGGTAAGAAAAAGGCCTGCAATAGAACCTTTTAAATTTCCTGAAGTCAAGCCTCCGCCAGGAGGCGACACTGGCGGATCTGCCGCAAAAATTGCAGACAGGGAGGCAGATGCTTTCAACCAAATCTTGGCAAAGCTAACAAAGAGAAATGCACTGGAGGCAGAGACTAATAAGTTTGAGAGGGAAAGGATCAAAATTAGAACTCGCGCTGCGCAAGAAATTTCTCAAATTGACGAAAGGGTTTCTGATAGTCGCAAGAGGGAGTTGTTTGACCTTGTAGAGATTAATCGACTTGAAGGTTTAAGAAAAATTGACGCTGAAGAGCTAGACGCTCAGGTTAAAGAGACCCTGTCAATGGATTTCGCTAGCTTATTCAAAAAAGAGCAAAGTAAGATACAAAAATTCGTGACTGACGCGCAGGACTCGCTAAAAGACCTCCAGCAGGTCGCTATAAATGTTGCACAAGGCATCGGCAATGCTGTCGGCAATGCCATGACAAACGGCGTCATGGGCTTGATAGAAGGCACAAAGAACGCAAAAGAAGTATTCGCTGATTTCTTGAAGAGTGTTGGTCAGATCTTGGCGCAAGAGGGCGCAAAGATGATTGCAACCTACATTGCTATTGGTATCGCAAAACTTTTTGCTGGCATGCCAGGTTTTGGCAAGCCAGGGAGCTTTGAAACAGGAACAGGCCTAACAGGTTTTGCTTCACAGCCATCAACAGCAGGATTCAATCCGAGCGTCTTGTTTGGTAAAGCAGGTGGCGGTCCAGTAAATGCTGGTCGTCCTTACATGGTTGGAGAGCGCGGACCTGAGATGTTTATTCCAGGCTCAAACGGTGGAATTATGCGTAATGAGGACATGCGGCGCATGATGGGTAACTCTCCTGCAGGTGCTGGCGCACCACAAATGAATTTCACCTTCGAGACGACTAACATTGGCGGAACAGAGTTTGTAAGCCGTGAGCAGCTTGAGCAAGCAATGACAGCCACTCGTCGTCAAGCCACCAATGATGGTGCTAAAAGGGGCATGAGCATGACGTTAGATAAAATGCAGAACAGTCCACGCACACGCTCTAGGGTAGGTATCAGCTAATGGCTACTACAGCTACTTTCCCCGAAATAGTCCCAACCACCCGTCGATTCAGGATGGGGGACATTCCAAGCACTACCTACACTTCTTTATCAGGGGCAGTATTCAGGCGTGCGTTTGGCAATAAAAAAACCAACTACACTCTGGACCTTACTTTTGTAAATATTACGGACACAAGTACCTCGACGCTAATAGCTCATTACGAAGGCGTGCAAGGTACTTTTAGAAGTTTTGCGCTTTCTGAGCATGTTTTCAATGGCATGGACACGACTTTGAGTGGCAAGATAAAAGCACCAAGCAATGTCCAGTGGCGCTACTCTCGTCCACTTGAAGTTACGAGCGTCAGAAAAAATTTAAGCACTCTGACTGTTAGCCTTATCGCAGAGGTTTAAGCATGACGACTGAAATTAAAATCAGGCAAACATTTGACATAACTGTTGACAACGAGGACAGTGATCACTTCTTGTTCCAAAACTATTATGTAGACGGATTTGGTGGAATAGCATTCGCGCCCTTTCAAGTTCAGGGCAGCGTGTCTGCGTTAGGTGGAGACAATTCTCAAATTCAAGTATTGTTCCCCACGACGAAAGAAGCGGTTCAAATTGTAGACAAAGGCAACGGCAATAGAAAAAGCCAGCTTATACTCACGACGCATTATATTACGGAAGAAGAGCAAGTTGGCGGTCAACTGTCGCAAGAAATTTATGTGGGAATAGGCGCAAGCTTTAGCGAAGATACGATTGAGTTGCGATTTAACACTGCAGTTGATGCTGTTGCGTCTAACTTTCCAGCACAGCGGCTGAATGAGGAAAATGTCGGCATACTGCCGTTGGATTCAGCATTGTCATTGCGATGAATGACCTTATTGGTCTGCAGTATCAGTGGGGTGCTTCTTTTGCTGATGGTAAAGGCTACACAGACTGCTTTCAGCTTGTATGCGAAATACGCAAGCGCTTAGGTTTAAGCGATTACTCCGGCAAGTTTGAATGGGCCTACGACTCCTACACCCAAGAAACGTTTAAGCCAATTCGTCTTGCGAAGTGGTTACTTCAGACCGGAAGACGACTTACACTACCGGAGCATGGAGCGGTAGCTTTGCTGGCTGATCCAACAAGCCCAGCCTTGGGTAGCGTTGTTGATGGCAGCATTGTTTTCATCTCTGCTGGCAAGAGGGTTGTTCGCATCCCAGCGCCGCGTGTGTCTGCTTACTACTTCTGGATTGACTGATGCGTAAGCTTCTCCCATACGAGCACCAGCTGATCGAAGCGTTGGGTGTAACGAAGGAAGAGTACCTCAATTTTGTTGCGATCCAGAAGGAGTACAAGGATCCAAAGTTTGGGACAGCATTAGATATACGGAACGGTCCTGGGGTTGACTATGCCACTGTTGCTCTTGTTTTAACAATTGTTGGCACCCTGTTTCAGGTTGGTGCGGCACTTTTAGCGCCTAAGCCTGAAATTCCCGACACTGGTAGTCGCAGGCGAAATAGACAGCAAAGATTTGCCCCAAGCTTTGGATTTAACAGCGCCCAAGATCTTGCTAAATATGGAGATCCTGTAAACCTTATATACACTAATTCAAGCGACAACCCTTTGGGCAGCGTAAGAGCAAGCGGTTCTTTGGTTTGGTCTCAGATTGAAAATTTTGGCTCCTCGCAATTTATGCAACTGATGGTCGTTATTGGCGCGTCAAAACTTAAAAAAATAGATTTCAATTCAATTGCTTTCGGACAGAAAGACTTGTCAAGTTTCGAGAAAGGCAGCTTTTATGTTTTTTCCAAGTTAGATGGTGATCCAGGGGTTCCAACTTTCGATCAGCTTAGAGCTGGTCATGATAAAACAGCTTTTTTCCCTACTCGTCTCAAACCAGACTCTGATGCAGCCACGCGACCTGCGTGCCTTATCGCTTTTCAAGGCGACAAAAGGGAAGGGTTCAGCCAGGCTTACACGCCAACTTCAGCAACAAGCCTTGGTGTTTTTGATGTTATACCTATTAACGTTGACGTATTAAGCCGAGACGAAGATGGAGAGCAAGAGCAATCAAATATTAAAATAAAGCTTAGCAGTTATGGGCAGGATGGGACTTGGAAAAACAATGTCAATGGAGGAATCTTTGGCGTCGATGATAGGATTGAATTAATATTTTCTAAGGCCAAAGACAAAGGCTCAATTGAGCGAGACAAGGCTCCAGGTAAAACTGCAATTGACATGCGTCGTCAAATGCTTGAGGGTTTAGATTTTAGTAGTACTTATGTCCTTGGATCAGCTAGATTTAGATTTGAAACTTTTCGTGGCACAGATAGCAATAGAAACATCGAAGAGGGCGACGTAAAGGTAGGCTTGAAGTGCATTGAGGGCGGAGCGGCACCAAGCAGCAAATATGATACGACTAAGCCTAAGCAAGAAGATTTAGACTTAAAAACAAAAATTGAAAATGCAATTCACATTCTCAAAAATACACAAAAAACAAAAGAAGTAGATACTGAGACTGTAGACGCGAATGGTAATCCTATTTTCGAAACAAAGCAAATAGTTCCAACGATTGACCCAGAGACGAATGAGCCCTACCCTTTAAGTGATGAAGGTAATTTTACAGATGCTTTTGAGATTAACAGTGATATACCTTCTTTTAGCATCGCATATAACAGCGAACAAGAAGTCAACTGGATTCCGAAGCTTAACTTAGTGGACGACAGCGGAAATAAAATTGAGGATAGCGAATATGCATTAGAGCCCAAATTTATCAATGTCCCTCGCGCTGGGTCTATCGCCTTTTCTCAAGAGAAAAAAGAAGACTTGCAAGATGATCAAACAATTGACGTGAGCAAAGTAAGAAAAAAACTAAGAAAGCAAAAGAAAGCTCTGAAAGCCTTGGTTGAGGATATTCTTGCTGGGGTCTACAACGGAGAAAACTTGCCGCAAGGCAACAGTTCGTACGGGCCGCCTTGGTCTGCTCATAGCGGTAGAGATCCCGCCGAAAAAGAAGTAAGTGTTTATGTGCTTCAATCCTCACGGTCTTTTTTGTTTAACAATCCCCATATAAGCAGGAATGGTGGGCCTGAATTGCATGGTTATGAAAAAGATTTTATTGGCGGCAACACAAGCAATATGGTGCGCTATACGTTCCTTTATATTGACAGATATGGAACGTGGCATTTTTTCCCCTTCAATGGCATTGAAGACCAAGGAAAACAAAAATTCTTCCCCAATGACGATAATTTAAAAATCAAAAAACGCCCTAATCTCAAAGACGCAAAAGAAAAACTCTCTGATTTGCAAGCTGAGCGCGACCAGCTTGTCAAGGATACAACTAAAATCAAAGAGGACTCTGTTACGGACCCGACCAAGGTCAGGACTGTACTAACCAAAGAAACTCAACTTGCCATAGCTCAATATGAATCAGACATAACGGCTCAAGAAGAACTTGTAGAAGAGCGTCGGCAAGCGATCAAAGAACGAATCGATAGGAATTTTTCCAAGATGCACAAGCTTGCCATTAATCTCATTGAAGATGATATCGATTATATTGAATCTGTTATTGAGCAACTGCCTAGCGTTGACCAAAAAGACTCCGTGGGCAGAACAGAAATTAGAAAAGCAATGAAAAAAATAATCAAAGAAAAAGAAGAGGACTTGCAAGAGTTTGAACGAACAATTGATAACTGGGATTTTTACAGAGGAGCTTTTGATAATTCATTCTTTTCCAAATGTTTGGTAAAGGCGGAGAAAGCGTCTTACGAGACCTTGAGCGAAATAGATACAATTAATTTCTCCCTCAAAGTAAAACTTTTTAGACGCATATCAGGCAGGCAGAGAAAGTATGGCGAAGAAAAAGTCGACAACTATAGCTCTTCTGACAACGGTGTTAAGAGCCGTATGGTCTTTTTCCGCATGTACTACAAAAAACAAGGCGGGGATAGACAGCTATTTGATATTGTTTTTGCTGTAAGGCGAGGGAGTGAATCTGATTTTTACACTCAGATTCGTTTCAAAGGATCTGATGGAACAGCAGAACAACCACCTAGTAAATGGTCGTTTGAGTTTGAGCCTGTGCATGACATAAGCGCAGAACGGAAGGTTCGTGAATTTAATTATTATGCTTTCCTTGAGGACACAAGCGAAAACCCTCAGGTCTGGCCTACAACTGCTAGCCAGGTCAAGGTTTCTTGGTCTGGTCGGACCGTTACGGCTAGGGAGTTAATTGGTTACTTCCCTGACGAAGATGAAAGAGGTCCAATTGACACCAATGAGTGGGACATGTTCTCTGTTAACTCTGACACCAACGTTCAGTTCAGCCATGAAGCAGGCCCAGAAGTAACTCTAACTGCTGTAACAGAACAGCAGTTTGCAAGGGGTAATGAGATTTTTGACAAGTATGGAGACTTAACAATGATGGCTATAGGCGTTTACGCTAATCGCGGATTGCAAGAGCTACGGAGCGTAAGCGCTCTAGTCAAGAAAGGCAAGGGCTGCAAAAAAATCAATGTTTCGTCCAATGAGTTGTCTGACAGTGTAAATTCTTCAAGTTTTGCGCCTGACATATTTGTTGATACTTTATTAGACAAAACAAATGGAGTGGGTAATTACGTTAGCCAGTCAAATATTGATATTGACAGCCTTGTTCTGGCTAAAAAGTTTTGTCGAAATAATCATTTGCCTAAGGCAGATGGCACCACAGGTGACGTAACGATGTTTATGGACGGAATCATTGCCGATGCAAGCTCATGGCGTGAGTTTTGGATAAACGCAGCACCTTTTAGCTTGCTGGAGTTGGCTCGAAAAAACGGCAAAGATACTCTTGTTCCTGCTCTCCCTGTAAACAATGGAACTGGCAGGGCTAGCCTTGACAACGGAAAGCCTGTTTCAGTTGATATTTCCGCACTGTTTACTGCTGGAAACGTACTTGAAGGATCCTATAAGGAAGAATTTCTAAACTATGGAGCTAGTACCGAAGACTTAATAGCGTCTGTCGTTTACAGAGAGTTTCGGGAAAATGAAGTTTTTTATAGAAACAGAACAGTAGATGTGCGCATTGAAGGTGTTGGTGACGAGGCCGTTAGAGAAACATTTGACCTAAGCCAATTTGTGACGCAAAGGGAGCAAGCAATAATGTTTGCAAAATTGCTGTGCAATCAACGTCGTTATATACGCAAAGGCATTGAGTTTCGAACCTTGCCTTCCGAAGCAGGTCTAGAGCCAGGAGCTTTCATTTATGTCGACATTGGTGTAAAAACTTGGGATCATTATTCGTCTGGAATGGTAATGAAAGGTGGTGAATTGAATACGCCGCTGAGAGATCAGCAAAATGTTGGAAGTGATAATTTCAACTTTTTGCTTTACAAACCTAATACCTCAGATTTTAAAACGTTAACTGACGTATCCGTTCAGACAACAGTGGAGGGAGTCAGCACTGCATCTAGCCTAAGCCCTGGGTACGAGGGGTATATGTTTGTCATGGGTTTGGACAAGCCAGACAAGCGTGTTTTTAGAATTACTGAGCTTGCTATTGAAGAACAAGGCGAGCTGAGCGTTAAGGCTGTTGAGTACCCATGCTTTGACGATAACGGCGTGACGCGAGCCCACATTGCTGATTTCCGTAGCAGCAACTTCGAGGTGAGCTAAGATAATGGCAATGTTCAGGCCAAGCGAATGGCATTTTTCACTGGCCGCACTGGCTCACTTGTTTTCAATAACAAGCCTGTAGCAAAAATCCGTGACTGGTCTCTTGAGACAACAGTAGAACTGCTAAGCACTAATACGATTGACAGCGGCGTCAATACGTTTGTTCCAGGGGTCAAAGGTGCGACGGGCAGTGCAACGTTGATGTATTACCGGCTTGAAAGTGGAGAAGGTACATCATTGACAGAATTTACTGAGTTGCTGTCAAAAATTATGAAAACCAGTCAAGTTACTACAAATGACAGAGTCACTATTGAATTAAACGTTGCTGGTGGAACGGCTTCTGCGACAAGCGACAATAACGATATTAAGTTCTCTGCATACATAACCTCTGCAAGCCTGTCTGTGAGCACAGGCGAATTAACAGTGGTTCCAATCAATTTCACTGTTGACGGCGAATTTGATCGCGTTATTAACTAATGGCTTTTTACCTTGGCAAGCACGGTAACGTCCGGCTGCGTCGAGGCTCCGATATTTTCATTGGAAGCATTGAAGCCTCAATTGATCCTGACGATGTAAATACAGTCTTGGAGCGCCTTGGTGTTGACGGTGCTACTGACAACTTATTTTCTGGCGATAAAGTAGATATAGTTACAGCAGACAGCCGTGGGCTGGCTTTTATTCCATCATCAAATTGGAGCAGTGGCGTAATTGAAGATACATTTAGCACTTTTGTCAATGTCAATCAAGCTGGCGGGCTAAGGCTTTACCCGAGCTTTCAAGACGCAATTAATAACGTCAGGGCCAACGAGATAGACTTGCAAGCATTCACAGGAAGTCCGATTGCCATAACTGTGTCAGTCAGAGACACGCGCTACAATATTATTGGCAATGTGTCGAGATATGAATTTAATACATCTCGCGAATCAGTTGATCTTACGACGCTTTCTGACAAGTACAAGCAGCAACATAGCGCAGGTTTAATTAGCGGCAGTGGCCGAATTGAATGCGCTTTTGATTACACAACGCTTGGTACTACAGAGGCTCCAATGATCATGCTGCAAATTATTCAGCGCCTTGATCTTGGTTCTGCGTTTGATATTGCTTTGTATCTCACCGACAAAGAGGTTGTTCCTACTGTTCCAAATATTTTCTACCAAACAACTGCTGTTACAACTTCTACTGGTATTAACGTAGAAGCAGACGGGCTTGTTTCATGCACCATTGATTTTGTTGCTACAGAAGAAATTAAGCTGGTTATAGGCAAACCTTCCGAGTACATCTTGAAGCAAGATGACGATCGGATCAGAGTTGAACATGATTTGGATTTCCTTCTTCAGGAGATAGAGGACTAAACTGGAGCCAAACGTTCCTGTCAACGGAGTAGGGCCTTGGCTGACCAAAGAATTACAGAGCTGAATGAGCTGTCCAAGGCTGGCGTTGCAGCTGTTGACGTTTTGGCGATCGTTGACATCAGCGGTTCTGAAACCAAAAAGGTCACCACTAAAAATTTAGTAGACGCTGGCCTGGATCTAATCGATGTCAGCACCATTGACCTCGACAAGCTCGATCAAAGCAGTTCAACCAAAATTGGCACCACTGCGGTTGCAGAGGATGCAATCACTTATGCAAAAATTCAAAATGTTACAGCAACAGATCGTTTGCTGGGACGCAGTACGGCAAATGCTGGCGTAATTGAAGAAATCATTTGCACAGCAGCAGGTCGAGCGTTGCTTGACGATGCAAGTGCATCTGCTCAACGTACAACGCTTGGTATCGACACCAACGATAGCGTTACCTTTGGAACGGTAACTGCGAATTTAAGTTCCAGCAGCGCCACAATTACTGCCGGCACGATCACCGGGATAACTGACATTACCGTTGCAGACGGTGGAACGGGAGCTTCTACTGCAGCTGCTGCGCGTCAAAATCTTGGCGTCGAGATTGGCGTAAATGTTCAGGCTTATGACGCTGGCTTGCAAAGCATTTCAGGTTTAACGACTGCAGCCAACCAAGGTATTTTCCTTACAGGATCTGACACTTATTCAGTTTATACATTTACTGCAGCAGGTAGAGCATTGCTAGATGACGCCGACGCTGCAGCACAACGCACCACGCTAGGCCTTGGAACACTTGCTACACAAAGTGGTACTTTCACTGGTACGCATTCTGGTACTTCAAGTGGAACCAATACTGGTGATCAAACAATCACCCTTACCGGTGCTGTAACAGGTACAGGTACAGGCTCGTTTGCGACGACTTTGGCAAACACAATTGTTGGCACTGCGAACATTGTCGACGATGCAGTTACATACGCAAAAATTCAAAATACAACTGCAACTGATGTTATTTTAGGCCGCGCTACTACAGGGGCAGGCATTGTTGAACAAATTTCTTGTACTGCAGCTGGTCGTGCATTAATTGACGATGCTAATGCTGCAGCGCAACGGACAACACTTGGCTTAGGAACACTTGCTACGCAAAGTGGAACATTTGCTGGCACGCACTCAGGAACCTCTAGCGGTACAAATACCGGAGATCAAACAATTACTTTGACTGGTGCTGTTACTGGCACTGGCGCTGGATCTTTTGCAACATCAATCTCATCAGGAGTTGTTGGCACGGCGCAGCTTGCAAGCGATGCTGTCACTTACGACAAGATTCAAGACACAACATCTACAGATGTAATTCTTGGTCGCAGCACTGCTGGTGGCGGAACAGTTGAACAAATTGCTTGCACAGCTGCTGGACGTGCCCTATTAGATGACGCTAATGCAACAGCTCAGAGAACGACTTTAGGGCTTGGTGATCTTGCTGTTGCTAATGGTACTTGGACAGACGGTTCATCGTTTGCTGGAACGACTTCTGGCACTAATACAGGTGATCAAACGATTACGCTAACTGGAGCTGTCACCGGTTCAGGTACGGGATCTTTTGCGACAACATTAGCAAGCAATATTGTCGCTGCAGCTAATATTCAATCAAGCGCGGTTACGACTGCAAAGCTAAACAATTCAGCCGTAGACGGAGATAAATTAGGCGACCAATCGACTTGCATAGTAAGTGCAGCTACACCTTCAGGAACAGGGGCTTATGTAGGACAAGCTTGGTACAACACAGGCACTAGCATTGCGTACCGTTGGAGCGGTACTGCATGGCAGCAAGAGGCAGGAATTCAATCAGTCACAGTAACTGAATCAACTCCTCTATCGATTGCGGTTAATAATCCTGATGATTTTACGGCGAACATCACGTTAACGCTTGATACACAAGCAGCAAACGCTGTATTTGTTGGTCCTGCATCTGGTGCTGACGCCGCTCCAACATTTAGAGCACTTTTACCTGCTGATTTACCTGATGCAACTGCAACAGCAAAAGGCATTGTTCAGCCAGGCACTGGACTCAGCGTTAGCAGTGGATCAATTGGAATCACAAATAGCGTTACTGCTGCAACAAAAAGCGGCATTAGTTTTAATGCACAAGGTCTTGTAACCGCAGCAGTTGATCTGGTTCCTACAGACATTCCCGACCTTGACGCTGCAAAAATAACTACTGGAGCTTTTGCTTCAGATCGAATTGCCAGCGGCGCAATTACAGCAGCAAAACTTGCTAACAAGTCAACAGCATCAATTGGTGAAACGCTTCCAGTAGCAGCGTTTACGGGACAGATTCATTTTAATCCCTTAGATAAAAACTTTTTCCTGTGGGACGGCAACGTTTGGCAGTCAATCGGCATCTCAGCTGGTGCGATTATTCTTGCTGGTACTTATGACGCCAGCACAAACTTAATTGCGTCTATCACCGGGGAAGGTTCTGCAATTGGATTGACGGTTGGCAATGCGTTGCCTTCACCGAGTAATAACAACAGCAATTATTACTTGGTTGTTTCTGAGCCAGGTACTGGAACGTCGCCCGCTCCAACAGTTGCTCTTGCTCCGCCTGACTTGTTGTTGTCTACAGGTACTGCATGGCTTGAGATTGACGTTAGCAGCACTTATACAGCACAAACAGCTAACAACGTTGCTTTTGCTCCTGCGGCAAACCTTGGTTCAACTAATGTTCAATCTGCGCTGGAAGAAGTCAGTAACGAGTGCCGGAATGTAGATAACATGACAGGCG